TCATCCGTTCTGGCTGACTAAATCCTGTACTTCCCGAACCGTCTGCTCAAAACGTTCAGTCTCCAGCTCAACGCCAATTGCACGACGCCCGAGCGCCAGTGCCGCTTTCACTGTCGAACCCGACCCCATGAAAAAATCTGCAATCAGGTCACCCGGACGACTGCTAGCGCTGATTATCTGCTGCAGCATTTCTGCCGGTTTTTCGCACGGATGTTTCCCGGGATAGAACTGCACCGGTTTATGCGTCCAGACATCGGTATACGGCACCTGCGCCGTCACGCCAAAATACCGCCGCAGTCGGCATTCACAACCACCAGCGCATTTAACGTTCAGCCATAAAAAAACCCGCTCGCGGCGGGTTTAAGCTGTGTGGCGAAGTAACCACTCTTAACATACTGACATACTTTTTGCGGACCGCACTAATCATTTTTTACTTTTTTAGCAGCCAGTCGTCCATCTCCAGTCTTACCCCCAGCACAGACAAACATCCGTCAATAAACCCTTCGGCTATCTGCATCTCAATTCGTATTGCTTTTTCGCTTTTCTTTCTCGTCCTGGCTATCTGTCTTTTTGATATTCGCAACAAATAATGAGCAATGAGAAGCGAATACTCCTCAGGTTTTTTCTGCTTCAGACGAGCAAGACAGTTTTCAATGATAAGTCCGTCATCATCGCAGCAGGCCGGACGTGGTTTAGTGGCAGATGGTAAAAGTCCTTTGAATCCGGCAGCGATCGGAGAATAGTCCACCCCGGTGTTACCACTTGCCGCCCATGCCCCCCAGCGTTCAAGAACCATCTGAATATCACGCATCAACTTTCTCCACAAAATCAGGACAGCACACCAATCGCCAGCGCGCGATCGATAAAACGAAATATCAGCTCCAGTTGGGAACCATACTTCTCTTCAAATGCCACGGTATCCGCATGCAGTTCGTCATGGTGTTTTCTGCACAAAGGCAACACAAAAAGGTCATGCGCTTTTGTACCCATTCCACCCTGACCATGACCAATCAGGTGATGAGGATCGTCGGCTGGCTTACCACAACATGCACACGGCTGCGTCTTAACCCAGCGCGTGTACTTTTCATTAACCCAGCGACGACGTTTTGGGCGTAACATAAAAGACTCCGGCGACTCCGGATCCACTTTCAGCGCCAGCACCTTTTTCGCCTTATCCTGGATGATGCTGGTGGCAGTAACCGAAGGCACAAGGTCACTTTCCCGGGTGACAGACGGCACAACAGGCTTCGGTAATCTCAGTGCCTTACGGGCTGCACTTTCCGGTAAGGCATCCGCCAGGTCATTACGAATCAGCCACCAGCACAGTTCCGGCATTGTCACAACGTGACTGTCATCAAAACCAAGATCACAGCGCACAACAGATAACACCCAGCGGGCACAGTTATCCGTTGCCATTGATTCCAGCCGTTCCGTGAACTGGTCACGGAGAAGATTGTCACAGTGCCAGCACAGACGGATTGCGCCTGGCGCGTGCCGCATTGTGGTCATGTTCTCGCTGTGCCAGTCGGAATGAGGCCACTGACAGCCCTTTTCACGAAGTAACCAGCTCTCAAGGCATTCCACGCCACCAGCACGACGGATCACCGCCTCATGGCGGAACACGGCCCGAACGGCAGGATCATCCGCCAGCGGTTGTGATGCTGCCGGAACGGCACCACTGGCAAAAGATGAATAACGTTCCGGCTCAGGCTCCAGCAGGACACGCCCCTGCATAAACAGGGGCATCAGCTCTGAACCGGGTCTGAACAAGACGATCCCCATACGCGGGGCTATTTCAGGGGTCAGCAGTGCTCTCAACGTAGAACCTCACAGCACAATCTGTTTCAGTTTCTGTACCGCTTTCCCCATATCCGCCATAGCATCAACAAACTCATCAAATTTACGACTTGCCATTCCATACGCCTGGAGGATTTCCAGTTTCAGAGGATCCAGTTGCTTTTTAATTTCCGCACGATCATTAAATTTCTTCTCTGCTTCTTCCGCAGCCCTGATCAGCTCCTCAGCATGCCTGCGTAATTCATCCGGAGTAACGGTCTTTTTAATCACAACGGGTTCCTCTGTTTTTACTGGTATTTCACTATTTACTGCCTGATGTCCAAATTTAGGATGATGTAACGTTGTAGTTCTTCCATCATTCGCAACGACCAGAAGTCCACTGTCGCGGATAATGCCAATGAGTATCTCCTTATCCCTTTTATTCAGTAGACTGTACGCCTGCACTTTCTGTGATATCTGGGTCAGTGTTGCGCCTTCCGGCATTCGTTCAACAAAACGTTTAACCCTGGATAAAACTGGCTGCAGATGGGGTGGTGTAATTCTCATGCTCCACGCCTCCCATCAGTGAACGGTATCGAGCAGCTTTAACAGCTCAGGGAATCGGGATTCGAAGAAATGCGGCTGCGTCTCGCGCGGATTTGCAGGACTGGTGATGTTCTTGCCGAACATGCAGCCTTTCGCCGTCAGCGACCAGAATTTTTTGATGTTGTTAATCCCGGTACGGCTGTATCGTTCGCGCTGCTCGACGATCCCCAGCTTCACCATCTGGTGATATGCCTGATTAGCCGTCAGGCGGATACCATACTGCTTCAGCAGTGCACTCAGTGACAGCGTAGGGCGACTTGAGCCATCGGGTGCATCGGCAGGAGCATCAATGGCATAGCGCGGTGCCAGATTCGGTAAGCCAACAGCCTCCTGGAGTTTCTGACAGGCACCAAGCACAGATGAGTTAGACAGGTTTAACTCCCGACGCATAAAGTCCAGCAGAATCACACCAGCCTGCATCTTGTCAGCAGCCTGCCCGGATAATTTTTCCGGTGCGCTGGTTACCGTATCGAAAGTACGGATCACCTTCAGATGGAATGACGGACTGATCCACATTGCATAGGCATACACCAGTTCTTTGCAGACATACGTCCCCTGGTTATTTCCGCCACGAATAACGTTAACAGGCTCTATATTGACCGAGTTGCAAATCTGCAACTCGCTTATTAAACGTTCAGTTTGCTCATTGCGGAGCCAGAATGCAGGCTTATGCTTATCCAGAGAACCGGCAGCCCTGTGTAGATCGTTCAGGCTGTAACGCCCATAAGCATCACGACGAACTTCAATACCATCAATGACCATCAGATTATTCATACTTCGTTTCTCCTCTTAATCAGGCGGCTGCACCCGCCGGTTTCTCATACTTACTGATAGTGATCTCGACCTTCCCTTTCGGGATAACCGGTCCCCACTCCACCAGCATTCTTTTCACCTGTCTGTCGTCTTCCCACACACCCGCGTGGGTCAACGCGTCAAACAGCGCCTTGTTATAGTTGTCCAGATCGCGGATCCGGTTATCCGGAGGAAACAACACGATCTCCACTGAAGCAGGTGCCGACGTTGGTTTTGGCAGACGACGTAACTGCTCAACTATTGCTGCGCACGCCGCGCTCTGAAATTTTCGCCCCGCCGCGCTTATCAGGCTCTTACCAGCAAACGCCCCTTTGTTGGGGTGTCGCCAGTACGTGTTCACGCTGGGCGGGAAAGGCAGGATCAGCTTCATACTTTCAGGCCTCTCTCATGTAACCAGTGAGTTGCACACAGCCTTGCGTTTTCCTCACCGGCAAGCAGTGAGCGGATAATCCCGACCGCCTCGCTGTCGTCGTCCTTCACCGCGGTATGAAGCGTGATCCCCCGGGCCACACCACGCTTTATCGTGATGACGCCTTTTTTCTCCAGTGCGCGAAGATGCTCCACCGCTGCATTCACCGAACGGTATCCCAGCATGGTTGCCACCTCCTGATTGGTTGGCGGGAAGCCACGTTCTTTCTGATAAGAAATCAGCATATCCAGCACCTGCTGCTGGCATTGAGTTAACGTCGTCATGCCGCCATCTCCCTGACCAGTTTTTCCGCCTGCTGGCGAACCTGCGCCAGAAACGCCTCACCACATGCCTCAAGTTCATCGCGCCCGATGTAGCTGATTGCCGGTCCCTTCCAGGTCTTGTCGAAAACAGCAATAGCACCAGCGAAGAAAGCGCCTGTCGGCACCTGCTTCTCATCCTTCGGGATAAACCAGGCAGGCAGTTCAAAACCAATACGCCCGCGAATAAAAGCAATATGATCTGCATCTTCCGGCCACCACACTTCGCTGGTGGCAGCTTTGATCAGGAAAACATAGCGCCCGCCTTTATCACGCATGGCACTGGCATGCTTCATGATGTAACGCATGCCGGTGATGTATTGCCCCTCATGCTGACTGGCGCGGCTGTATGGGGGATTACCAAAGGCAGCACCTTTAAGCTCCGCAAGGCGTTCTGACCAGTCATGCGCCAACGCGTTGTCTTCCGCCGTGTAATACGCAGCACATTTGGCGTTATCACCGTCAGTAAACAGATCCAGAACAAACGGGCCAAACAGAGTGTTAATTCCCCAGAAAATGTTGTCCGGCGTGCGCCACTGATCGCCCGCTTCCTTCAGTTCATGGGCTGGTTTGTTCCGCAGTTCCGCCAGCGCCTGGCAATATTTATTACTCATTAAGCCCCCACGTAATTCCCTGAGAGATACCACTCTTCACCTGATGCAGCCCGCTTACTGCTTTTCCGTAAACACCGTTCACGACGCGCCAGAAAATTGTTTCGTTCTGGCTGGGAGTGGCTTTCACGGAATGCCGCCATCCACACCGTTGCAGCACGACGGTATAAGCCCCTGGACTCCAGTTCTTCCGCCTGGCGGGTCAGGCACAAAATCACCCGCGGGTCGTTAGTGCCGACATAGAAATTGCGCACAGGTCTGGTTTCACGAACTGGTTGTGGTTCCGGATCCTGCGCTCTCTCAGTCAGGCGTGGGAAATGTCTGCGTGTATCTCCTTCACAACGGTGAGCCACACGCCCACTCTGACGTAACTTGCTTGCTGACTGCAGAACGCGCTGCCGTGAGTAACCAGCAAAAGCATCCGCAATGTCTCCAGAAGTACACCCCGGATGGGCTTCAATGAATTTCTGAACTTCATTCAAAAGACTCATAATCACCCCCTGAATCCTGCCGGGATCTGGCTGTAGTCCACGTTGTCGTAACTGGCTTTGAAGTACGGGTCCTCGCGTCTGGCTGCAGATACTGCAGGAACTTCCCAGGATTCTTCGAAATGACGATCCGGACCAAAGAACGTCGACGCCTGCTTCACGAACTGGGTACCGGTATTTCCAGAGACACGCACCCAGGCGGCATAGCGTTTCACACCGTCGAGCATGGTTTCGGGTGTCACACCTTCCCTGATTCGGGCTTTCCAGGCTTTAAAAGCGGCGGATTTTGAATTACCACCAGCACGTTTGGGATATTCCTGCCAGGCCTGTTCAAATTCCGGTGAATATTCCTGTCTGGCAGAACGCGCTGGTGCAGACGCGTCAGCGGATGCGCCAATAGTGTTTTTAGTCTCCGTTGTAATCTCTGTAGTAATCTCTGTAGTAATCTCTGTATTTGTATCAACATTCGGCGTATCCCCTGTTCCGTTATGACGTCGGGGGGTGTTCCGTTTTAACGTAATAGCTGTATCGCTGATTGCATTATTGCTGTTACTTTCTGGCGAAACAGAAGAAGGTGTGGTGATGGCCGCAATTGCCTGTGGGTTGATCCCGACAAACAAAATATTGCTGCATTTCACCCCATCGAGCATTTCCACCGTGCGTAAATCCAGAGTAATAAACCCTGCATCGCGCAGACGCTTCAGCGCATCTGCGGTTTCCCTTTTCCCGAAACCAAACTGCTCAGCAAACGCCTGGTAGCTTCTTTGCAGTTTGTCGCCCTGAAAACGCTTGCGATATCCCAGCAACGCTCCGGTGTGCTCATCCCTGACCTCTGTCGGGCGGTACCAGTAAACGATCTCTGAAAGCAGAGCGATAGCCGTCGCATCCGGACGCCCACTGGGTAGTCGAATATATTTCCACCAGGTCGCAGGTGTAACATTGCCGGAAATATTAATTTGACCAATAGCCATAACTTCCGGTGTGGGGGCGTAACGGCTCATACAACCTCCTTCCGCAGCATGAGAATTGTGTAGCCACGCGCAGGTTGTAGTCTGGCTTTTGCATCAATAGTAAGCGTTGCAATTTTTCGGATATGAAGATAACCAGCTCTTTCCAGTGCCAGGGTTTCCCTGAATATCGCTTGCTTAGAACAACAGCAGAAATCAGCAAGCACCTGATGATCAATAACTCTCTCGCCTTCACCGTCTGAAGAACCCGACATCAAAACACGCAACATAATCAGGCGCTGAATCGGGTTATCGAAAGCACATCCGCACACAAACTGAAAACAGTTCACGCCACACCTCCCAGACGCTTAAACATTTTTCCGGAGCAAAAGGCTATAAGCGGCATACTGACGCGGTAATTACGGCCCAGCGGTTCACAAACCACCTTCTGACATTCACGGTCAACCAGGCTAACACGTAGAACATGCCCTGCAGGCGTGGTGTACCACTGCCCAACTGTAGGAATTGATGTTTTTTTACGCTGAAGAAAACGGCAAATATTGAGAATCAACGGATTAAGCATGACGATGCCCTCCGCTGATATTAAGGAGACGGTGAATATGAAAATTAGCCTTATCCGCCAGACGAATACGTTCAGCCTGCAAGTTAAGAAGGGTTTCTACCAGAACCTGATGTGCCTGCGGATCCGAAAGAGTTACCTTGCGCAGAGCACGTAGTGCAGTTGTTACATAACTGAGTTTATGTAAGTCGTCATCATTCAGACGAGAGAGGGCTGGGACAGTAGCCATGATGGCAGCCTCCGTATGCAATGGATAACTTCCACCACCGGAAACGCCAATTTCGCTGGTGGTGAACTGAGCAGGGTTGGCGTAACCGGCGCATACGGAAACCGGCGCACCTTTCGGTGCCCCCACCCAGCCCACCATAATTTGGGTATAGCTGAGTTGTAGCAACAAAAAAGACGCTAACGCGCCAATTGTCGCCGTATGCAATTCCAGGACGCCAATCCCGGCACCCGCTTTATAAGGTGCCTGAACAGTGTAACGTCCCGGAATGGCAGAATCAATGTGCTGGTGGTCCTTCACACTCAACAAAATCACGCCTGAATTTCCACAAAGGACTAAAGCACTCATGCGGGTAGTCTTTGCGAAGATAGATAACGCGCTGTGTTTCTGGCTCCCAACGAATAACATGGACATAAAGCCCTCTTCCGTCACGAAACCAGCGGTTAAGTTCCTGCACAACTCGCCCCCCACAGTCAGGTAAAGTTCTCTGTGGTTACTTACAGCCAGGTGATTTGGTAATCTGCATTCATGCCGTAACAACAGGTGTTCAGCGACACTGACCACCAGCTGTTGCGACAAACGATTATTTGCCGTTAAACTGTTCATGCGTTAGTTTCTCCACAGACACAAAACGCCACGACGCCCGGAGCTGCACACTCGCGGGCGTCACTCTTTTCTGGAGCGCAAAAGATTTTGTAGACCAGTGCTGCATGCTCCTGGAGCTTCGAAATTGACAGATACAACTCATCATTAATTGCTGTCTGCTCGTGTGGCTCCACTACCCCATCTTCGATTGCCGAACGAATCTGCTTTGAGTAACTCCCGATCTGTTCGATGACTTCCAGCAGGCGCTGGTTTATATCGGCGTTCTCTACTTCCTCAATTTCAGGAAGCGATACAAACACCCCACCAGCAGACTGTGCGACAGCATCCGCAATGTAGTGAGTGCCAGCCGCGCGCTGTAAAATCATTGCCCATCCCAGCGGGAAAATCTGATCGCCATCTGCACGAAGGCGGTTGAATAAAGCGTTCTCTGTTACATCCAGCCACTCAGCAGCTTCAGCGTACCCCCCCGGCAACGCCGCGATAGTTTTTCTGACAGCTTTCACGTACCACTCAGGCTGTTTTTCTACTTTCCAGTGATGCTTACCCACGGTTAGCCTCATCGTTCTGTGGTTAAAAATTGAAGGTGTTCTGTTAATCTTTCGGATAGATATCCGGTCTTAAGTCAGATTTCGTAATTGCACCTGACGTGCATTGCTCAAGTTTTTTAGCCAGCACAAAACTGGCTTTTTTATAACCATTGAAAACCAGCCGTAAGTAGCCTGGTGTTGAGCCAACTTTTCCGGCCAACTCGCCCTGCTGTTCTTTGGTTAAAGAGTCCCAATACGCTTTCATACAATATGTACCTCCGATGTACATATTACATGATTAAAATGAACCTTCAAGATACTTGTACCTTAACGGTACAAGGGTTTTAATTTCATTATGAAAACAGTCCATGACATCCGGCGGTCTAACGCCAGAAAACTGAGAGATGGTGTTGGCGGGAATTCTTCCTTTGCCACCATGATTGATCGCGAGCCAACCCAGACCAGCAGGTTTATGGGAGATGGTGCTACTAAAAATATCGGTGACAGCATGGCACGGCACATCGAAAAATGTTTCGACCTGCCTGTCGGATGGCTTGATCAAGAACACCAGACAACAAACATCACAAAAAAACCTGATGTTTCAATTACTAACAAACAAATAACGTTAGTCCCTGTCATATCATGGGTACAGGCCGGAGCATGGAAAGAAGTTGGCTATTCTGAGGTTGATTTGAGCACAGCAGAAACTTATCCCTGCCCTGTACCCTGTGGCGAAATGACTTATATCTTGCGGGTGATTGGTGATTCAATGATTGATGAGTACCGCCCGGGAGACATGATTTTTGTAGATCCTGAAGTCCCTGCCTGCCACGGTGACGACGTTATTGCATTGATGCACGATACAGGCGAAACCACCTTTAAGCGGTTGATAGAAGATGGAACACAGCGTTACCTCAAAGCATTAAACCCAAACTGGCCTGAACCTTACATTAAGATCAACGGTAATTGCTCTATAATTGGTACAGTAATTTTCTCAGGAAAACCAAGAAGATACAAAATAAAGGCCTAATCAATATTTATAACCTGCTTCGGCAGGTTTTTTTATACTTGACAATGTACCCTTGAGATACATAATGTATCTAAAAGAAACATGTCACAGGCAAGATTAAACAAAATTTGGTTGTAACACGGCGTATGGCACATGCGTCGTTAGCGGTCTGGGGACGTTAAAGGGGACAATCCACTCCTTGCTCGGGCAAACAAACCAGGTAGCCGGAATGTGCAAGTCAATGATGATGCTGATAAGACGCCTAACCAGCGTGGCGGTTCGGTTTGACACCTGGGAAGAGACCAGGGTGCAACGATGAGGGCATTTATGGAACCGCGACAAAGTGTGGTGCCGTAACTGGCTAAGTGCTCTCAGCGTTGTGGTGAATGCGCAGGCTGATGCGCGAAAGACATTGCAGCTATTGCGGAAAAGAGCTGTTCGGCGGGGCAATTAAACGCCCGTGAGAGTCTGAAATAACCGCAAGCCGGAGATCAGCACCGGTCACCACAACAGCCACTGCTTTGGCGGTACCAGTTTGTACACTTGCTTCCGGCTGGTACCGCTCTTTTTACAAAACAGAGAAGAGCATCACCGGACGACGGGCTCATAACCCAATCCATCCGGGCGGCTGCCACCGCAGGTGTTCTTCTCTGTTTTGTGGAGAAACTAACCGACCTTACAGGGTCGATATGATGAGGAGCAGCAAAATGGCTAGCGAACGCAGTACTGATGTGCAGGCATTTATCGGGGAGCTGGACGGCGGCGTATTTGAAACCAAAATCGGCGCAGTTCTCAGTGAAGTCGCTTCCGGTGTGATGAACACGAAAACCAAAGGTAAGGTCTCACTCAACCTGGAAATCGAACCATTTGATGAGAACCGTGTGAAAATCAAACACAAACTCTCATATGTTCGCCCGACTAACCGCGGGAAAATTTCCGAAGAAGACACCACCGAAACGCCGATGTATGTCAATCGCGGTGGTCGCCTGACTATTCTGCAGGAAGACCAGGGACAATTACTGACTCTTGCCGGTGAACCTGACGGAAAACTCCGCGCAGCAGGTCATTAATATCGTTCTTAATTAACTGATTATTTATCTCATCACTGAATATCTTTATATAGTGAGGACTTATTATGTCTCAGAACTTAGACGCAACCGCAATTAATCAAATCCATGCCCTTATTTCTGCTCAGGGTGTTAATGAAATTATCAGTAAGATTGGTGCCGATGCTGTGGCATTGCCTGAGAATTTCCGCATTCATGATCTGGAAAAATTTAATTTAAATCGCTTCCGTTTCCGTGGTGCGCTTTCCACTGCCAGCATCGATGACTTTACCCGTTATTCTAAAGATCTTGCAGATGAAGGCACCCGCTGCTTTATCGATGCTGATAATATGCGAGCCGTCAGTGTGCTTAACCTAGGTACTATTGATGAACCAGGTCACGCAGATAACACCGCCACTCTCAAACTGAAAAAGACAGCACCGTTCTCTGCCCTGTTGTCTGTTAACGGCGAGCGTAACTCCCAGAAGTCACTGGCAGAATGGATTGAAGACTGGGCCGACTACCTTGTGGGCTTTGATGCTAATGGTGACGCCATTCAGGCAACAAAAGCGGCTGCGGCGGTCCGTAAAATCACGATTGAAGCAAACCAGACCGCTGATTTTGAAGACAATGACTTCAGCGGCAAACGCTCCCTGATGGAGTCTGTCGAAGCGAAAACCAAAGACATTATGCCAGTGGCATTTGAATTTAAATGCGTTCCGTTTGAAGGCCTGAAAGAACGTCCGTTTAAATTACGCCTCAGCATTATCACTGGTGATCGCCCTGTACTGGTTCTGCGCATTATTCAGCTGGAAGCAGTACAGGAAGAAATGGCTAACGAATTTCGTGATCTGCTTGTTGAAAAATTCAAAGACAGCAAAGTAGAAACCTTTATTGGTACTTTCACCGCCTGATTTCATTACTGCAAATGCCCCTGCGGGGGCATTTATGGAAACGTAATTAACTCAATAATCGCCTGATGGCGAGGGTTTTCTTTAACCAAAATTCAGCGCGGTGCAGCGCATATACGTGGAGAACAAAATGTCATTTATTAAAACTTTTTCCGGGAAGCATTTTTATTATGACAGGATAAATAAAGACGACATCGATATTAACGATATCGCGGTTTCCCTTTCAAATATCTGTCGCTTTGCCGGTCATCTTTCGCACTTCTACAGCGTCGCCCAACATGCGGTTCTTTGCAGCCAGTTGGTGCCGCAGGAATTTGCTTTTGAAGCGTTAATGCATGATGCAACAGAAGCGTATTGCCAGGACATTCCCGCACCACTGAAACGCCTTCTTCCTGACTATAAACAAATGGAAGAAAAAATAGACGCCGTAATCCGTGAGAAATACGGGTTACCCCCAGTTATGAGTACGCCCGTGAAATATGCCGATCTCATCATGCTGGCAACCGAACGCCGCGATCTCGGGCTTGATGATGGCTCTTTCTGGCCTGTACTGGAAGGTATCCCGGCAACAGAGATGTTCAACGTGATTCCACTGGCACCGGGCCATGCCTACGGGATGTTTATGGAACGCTTTAACGAGTTATCGGAGTTACGCAAATGCGCATGAATGTTTTCGAAATGGAAGGGTTTCTTCGTGGGAGATGTGTACCGCGAGATCTGAAAGTAAATGAAACAGATGCTGAATACCTGGTGCGTAAATTCGATGCGCTTGAAGCTAAATGTGCAGCACAGGAAAACAAAGTAATACCAGTGTCAACTGAACTGCCACCAGCAAATGAAAGTGTTTTGTTATTCGATGCTAACGGAGAAGGCTGGCTAATTGGCTGGCGTTCTCTCTGGTACACCTGGGGACAAAAAGAAACCGGAGAATGGCAGTGGACATTTCAGGTCGGGGACCTTGAAAACGTCAATATCACTCACTGGGCAGTAATGCCAAAAGCACCGGAGGCTGGAGCATAATGACCACTTTTACCGACAAAGAACTGATTAAAGAAATTAAAGAGCGTATCAGCAGCCTTGACGTGCGAGACGATATTGAGCGCCGTGCTTATGAAATCGCACTCCTATCTCTGGAAGTAGAACCAGATGAACGCGAATCTTATGAATTATTCATGGAAAAGCGTTTCGGTAACTTAGTAGATCGTCGGAGAGCAAAAAACGGCGATAACGAATACATGGCATGGGATATGACTCTCGGTTGGATCGTCTGGCAGCAACGAGCTGGTATCCATTTTTCAACAATGTCACAGCAAGAGGTGAAATAATGGAGCCATACAGCCTCACACTCGATGAGGCCTGTCAGTTTCTTAAGATATCCAGACCAACCGCCACCAACTGGATACGAACAGGCCGCCTACAGGCAACACGTAAAGATCCAACCAAGCCAAAATCTCCTTACCTCACAACACGGCAAGCTTGCATTGCGGCGCTTCAGTCTCCGCTGCATACTGTCCAGGTGAGCGCGGGTGATGGCATAACAGAGGAAAGAAAATGTCACTCTTCCGCAGAAATGAAATATGGTATGCCTCGTATTCGCTCCCGGGCGGGAAACGAATTAAGGAATCTCTTGGCACAAAGGACAAGCGGCAAGCTCAGGAGTTGCACGACAAGCGAAAAGCAGAACTCTGGCGAGTAGAAAAGCTAGGGGATTTACCTGATGTCACTTTTGAAGAGGCCTGCCTAAGATGGCTTGAGGAAAAAGCTGATAAAAAATCTCTCGATTCAGATAAAAGCCGGATTGAGTTCTGGCTTGAACATTTTGAGGGTATAAGGCTTAAAGATATCTCGGAGGCAAAGATTTACTCTGCTGTAAGCAGAATGCATAACAGAAAGACGAAAGAAATATGGAAACAGAAAGTTCAGGCCGCCATCAGGAAAGGTAAAGAACCGCCTGTTTATGAACCAAAGCCAGTATCAACTCAGACAAAGGCAAAGCATCTTGCCATGATAAAGGCCATTCTCCGTGCTGCAGAACGCGACTGGAAGTGGCTGGAAAAAGCGCCTGTCATCAAGATACCAGCGGTCAGAAACAAGCGAGTCAGATGGCTGGAAAAGGAGGAAGCAAAACGCCTTATTGATGAGTGCCCCGAACCACTGAAATCTGTCGTCAAGTTTGCGCTGGCAACTGGTCTGAGAAAGTCGAACATCATAAATCTGGAATGGCAACAAATCGACATGCAGCGACGAGTTGCCTGGGTGAATCCAGAAGAGAGCAAATCAAACCGCGCCATTGGTGTGGCGCTGAACGATACCGCCTGTAAAGTGTTGCGTGATCAAATAGGCAAGCATCACAAATGGGTGTTTGTACATACCAAGGCGGCTAAGCGAGCAGATGGAACATCAACGCCTGCGGTCAGGAAGATGCGCATCGACAGCAAGACATCATGGCTATCAGCTTGTCGTCGTGCAGGAATTGAAGATTTCCGTTTCCATGACCTCAGACACACCTGGGCAAGCTGGCTGATCCAGTCAGGCGTCCCATTATCTGTGCTTCAGGAAATGGGCGGATGGGAGTCCATAGAAATGGTTCGTAGGTATGCTCACCTTGCGCCTAATCATTTGACAGAGCATGCAAGGAAAATAGACGACATTTTTGGTGATAATGTCCCAAATATGTCCCACTGTGGAATTATGGAGGATATAAAGAAGGCGTAA